ACATTTCATTGTCTCTAAATAAAATCCTTCTTGCCAACGCAGCCACTAACACGGCTGGTGCGTATCTCCAAGGTATTACCATTTCCAGCATTGGTATTGGTAACACTACTTTGATGAACGCTGGCACATCGTCCGCTCAGTTTGTTCCCGCTGGTGCTTACATTCTTCCTCAAACCACGAACAACGTGACCATTGAAGTGAATGCTTACACCTCTGCTGGTGCTAATGCTTGGACAACGTATGTAGCAGCCAATACAGGTGGTACTGTTATTTCTGATGGTTGGAATGTTCGTGCAAACGCAACTACCAGCACTCAGTCTTTGACTCTGTACACCTCTAATGGTGGTAACAACGCTCCTGGCACTTACTCAAGTTAAGGAGTTGACATGAACGCAAACAATGTAGGCGCTCGCTACCCAGACTCGTTTGGCAATTTTGTTATTGCCACAGCAGTACCAGTTCCGCTAAATGCGGTAAGTAATGCTGCTGCCGTGATGTCTGTGGTTGGCACTAGCTTCATAGTTCGCCGTGTCACCATCTCAAATGCAAACGCAAGTGCTGCTACCGCTAACGTAAGTATTCTTACGTCTAGCGATGGCAACGCTGCCAACGCTGTATTTGCTACCACTAAACTTGCAAACATCACAAGCACAACTACTTTCCAAGACATTGCACCTACTGCGAATGCCGTTTCTAACGTGTACTCGTCTGGCGCTCTGTGGGTAAAAGTAACTACCGCTAATGATGCAACTTGTGAAGTTACGGTGTACGGTGACATTGTGAACCTATGACAGAAACTGTATTCGTAACCAACAGAACTGACACCGCACTCACGGATGGGTACGGTGGCATCTTCTATGAATTTCTTAAGGGTAAACCCGTAGAAGTTCCTGTGCATGTTGCAAAGCATGTGTTTGGTTACGGTGCAGAGAATAAAGAACCGTATCTAGCCCGGTTGGGTTGGATACGTTCTCATTCAGACTTAAATTCTGGGATTGAAAGACTGAGCAAGTTTGAAATAACTGCACAGGCTCCCGAACAGCACCGCTCGTTACCCTCGGCGGTTAGCGTAGTACCTCTGCGGATTGAGAAATCCGTGGGGGGAAAAGTTACCCAAAGGGCAGCATAAAATGGAAGCAACATGGCAACACTTACTTCCTACATATCGGAAGTCCGCAGGCTACTACACGATGCCAACGGAAATTTCTGGGATGATGCTGAGTTAACGGACTATATCAATAGTGCGCGTGAGCGAGTAGTCAGAGACACAGGGTGTTTACGCACTCTACAAATTACGCAGACCCCGTTATCTACAACGGGAGTAGCGGCTACTGCATGGGCTGCAAGCACCCCTGTAACAGCCGGTGATTTCTTGTTCTCCAACATCTTCATCTATCAGGTGATTACTAGCGGGACAACTGACACTTCTGCCCCGCCTTACCCTGCATCTGGCGCTACGTTTCCTCCTACTGCCCCGTTCACCAACGGTACAGCAACGTTGCAATACTCCAGCAATGCGGAAATAATTACTTACGCTGCCATGCCTAACGGTCAGTACACGCTAGACATCATGAATGTCAACTTGTATTGGGGAAATAGCCGCATTCCTCTGCGCTACTTGCCGTGGACAAACTTTAATGCCCAACTGCGTTACTGGCAAAACTATGTTGGTAGGCCTATTTGCTTCTCAACGTATGGTCAGGGTCAAATTTACATCTCTCCCATTCCAGACCAAAGCTACTACATAGAACTAGATACGGTAATCATGCCTACGCCGTTGCTAACATCTGCTCCTAGCGTGGTTGATACCATCGTTGCCCCGTACACTGGCCCTGTGGCCTTCTACGCAGCCTACAAAGCCAAGTACAAAGAACAAAGCTATGGTGAGGCTGAAATCTACAAACAAGAGTACAGCAAGCAAGTCAACGCTGTACAGAACTCTGTATTCACGCGCCGCATTCCTGACCCTTACTCTAGCCCGTACTAATCATGGCAGCAGCAGAGCAAAAAAAGTCGTATGCTGTCGTCAAGAACTTCACTAGCCTAAACACAAAGGCTAATAGAACGGCGATAAAAGAGGAAGAGTTCGCATGGATTGAGAACGCCATGCCTATTGGCTTTGGCAACATTAAGATTGTTCCCGCTCAATCTACCGTCAAAGACACTGGTGGAAACGTCATTGCTTTTGCCAACACAGTTAGCTTTCTTACCTCTGGCAACATTGATGTTAACGACTACATCCTTGGTTTTGAGGCCAACGGTAGGGCGCAGTACGTCAAGCTAGATGTCAGCAACACCGCCAACATAGGCAATGTAGCTTCTGCTGGTACGTTCTCCTCTGCCAACGTATCTGCCTCCCAATACAAGAACCAGCGCGTCATTATTGGTGACCCAGACAAGGGATTGTTTAGCTGGGATGGCGCTAACGTCTCCAGCATAGGCGCTGTAGGCTTGATAGGAATTACAAACGCTGGTTCTGGTTTTACTACAACCCCTAGCGTTACCCTCTCTGCCCCGCAAGAAACTACCGGCAACGTACGAGCTACCGCTGTTGCAACTATCAGCAATGTTGCAGGAAGCAATGTAGTTAGCACAATCACTCTAACAAACGCTGGTCAAGGCTACACGTTACCTCCTACCGTAACTATCTCTGGTGGTGGCGCAACTACAAGTGCCACTGCTATTGCCTCGCTAGTCACGTTTAAGACAGGTTTGGTAACCGTTTATGTTGACACTCCGGGAACAGGTTATACAAATTCTGCCAATATTACGGTGACTATTGGAGATGTAACCGGCTGGACAACACGGGCAACTGCAAATGCTATTGTTGGAGGTGGTCAGATTATTCAAATTCTGATGTCCAACCCCGGCGCTGGTTACACCTCTACGTCCAACGTAGCAGTAGTTATCGCAGACAGCAGCCCAACACCCGGCTCTGGTGCTACTGCTAGTGGTGTTGTAAGAGTTGACCAGATAGTAGATGTTTCTACGTTCTCTGGCAGGGTGTGGGTAGCGGCTGGGCGCACTGTGTACTACTCTGCGGCTGGTAGCTACAGCGACTTTACATCTGTGTCTGCTGGTTCTTTAACCCTTACAGACTCCACGCTGCACGGCAACATTAAAGGCACACTGTCTGCCAACAACTTCCTGTACATTTTTGGTGATGACAGCATTAACGTATTCTCGGATGTGCGGGTTACAACCAGTGGCGCAACCCTGTTCACCAACACCAACGTCAGCGCCAGCGTAGGTACAAAACGTATATACGCCATCTTCCCGTACTTCCGTTCTGTTCTGTTCATGAACGACTACGGTATCTACGCTTTGGTTGGCTCTACTACCAGTAAGATTTCAGACCAGCTAGACGGTATTTTCCCATACATAGACTTCACAAAGCCGGTATCTGCTGGTCAGGTGTTGCTGAACAACATCCTGTGTGCAGCTTTCTCCTTTACCTACAATGACCCGCTATCTAGCCCTCGTGCTATACAGGCTGTGTTCTTTGAGAAGAAGTGGTTTATTACTAGCCAAGGTAGCCTGACTTACATTACCTCTGTACCCTTGTCCGGGCTGATTAACCTGTACGGCACTACTGGTACAGACCTCTACCGCTTGTACAGCGACTCTACCAGCAATGTAGCCAGCACCATCCGCACGGCCCTGATGCCTATGGGTGACCCTATCCGCACAAAACAGGCTCTGAAGTTTGGCATAGAAGCCACACTTGCCAACGCAGCATCTATCAACGTAACGGTAGATAGTGAAAGAGGTTCTAGCCCGGTTTACACGCTAGACAACAGTGTTATTTGGTATAACAATAGCGGTGCAGCTATACCTTGGAAAAATAACACTAACGTAACTATTGGTTGGCTTACGTCCAACGGTTACGCCCTGTACAAGAGTGACGCGCAGCAATACGGCAAGTATTTAGGCTTGACCATCACAAGTAACAGCGCCAGCTTTGTGTACAACACGTTTGAGTTTGAACATGAATTGAGAGTGAGGTTCTAAATGGCAGTCCCATATACATTCGGTACGGCAACATCGTCTATTCCGTTGTCGCAGCTTGACAGTAACTTTAATACTGTAATCACGTTAGGTAACACGGCTATCCAGTTGGGTAACACCGTGACTACGCTTAACAACATGACGCTGGCTAACGTCACTATCAGCAGCGGCAATGTCACGATAACAAACGTAGCTGTCA